ATCGGTATGGTAATCAACCTGTACCTTGCGGATGAGACCATCTCCAGTATCGCTGATAGGACCAAATAGATAGGTCTTAGCAGTAAAACTGAGTGTATAGATGATAGTCCTGCGTGTTGTGAAGTCTCCTTCATAATCATCAGTAAAGTTAATACCATCTAAAACGATGGGGATGTCTCTCTTCTCACCAATAGAGTCCACCAAATCAACAGTGATGTTGAATGATGGTTGGAAGTAAGGAAGAATCTGCTCTACGATTTGTAGGGCATCCTCATTGAGTTTAGTCATTATATTCAACTCAAAACCCAGATTATATGGGACAGGCAGATAAACCCTTTTGAGTTTAGTGCCGTCTTCTAGAGTTTTGAATGTCTGTGTAGGTTGAGTTTTCCTAGTGCCGTCATAGGCAATAGAGTTCATCTCAAACGACATTCTAGGAAGAGTGATCTCAGTGGGTTGATTTAACTCACTTTGCTGAGTAATCCTAGCAAGAAATTTCTGCATAGGACCATACGCCAAAGGGATCTTCATGTCGTTAATGACACTTGCCTTTGGATCTGTCTTCTGAATATGAACGTTATTGAATAAGTTTCCAAAACCAACAACGGTTCGTTTGATTATTTCATGATAGAAATAGTCAACCACAGGAATATACCGTAATATACTATTTTATTTAGTCGCCAAATGGATTCGATGAATCGAAGTTATAGGAATTATCGTTGAAACTTCCAAACTGATTGAATTCTGTCTCATCAACGATATCGTTTGCAACATCTTGGATGTCATCAGATTCGGAGTATTTGTCTGACGGTGTTCTAGTGTTCCATCTCTTGATAGAGTATCGTGCCCTGCTGGTCTTACCGACAAGAACTTCCTCCCTAGAGAAGTCAACATCCTCTTTCTCTGGGTCTAGATTAGTAATCTGAAGGACTTTACCAACACCATCCCAACCACGGACTCGTGCCTGGGTGCCTGATGTCTTACCTTCAACAATTTCATTGTATATAAAGTCACCATCACCAGCGTCTGGAGGGGCATCTACGATGACTGTAGCGCCCTCAAACAGGTCCTTACCTGGGTTGGTAACAACTGCCTGGACGATCTTTGTGCCGTTCGTTAGAGCAACACCTTCAGCGATAATATTATTATCATTATCATAGACACTAATCATAGCGTCTTCAGCATAACCAGTGCCTTGCTCCTCAACATCAAACTCAATAATACCTTTAGATAGTGGGTCGGTGTTGATACCTGCTCTAACTAGAGCACCACTACCTTGCCTATCAGGGGGAACGATGTTAATTGTAGGTGCCTCAGTATAACCACTGCCACTACGGAATACCACCAAGTCCTTCACAGATGATGTGCTGTTATTGACTGTTGCCTGATTCATTATCAAGGCAATCTGTGGGTCTGTACCAATCTGCGGAGGTTCAATAACAATATCAGGTGTTGCTGTATAACCTTTACCCTCATTCAAGATGAGTAGTTTTTCAATATAACCAGTTCCTAGTTTGTAGGATACCTCTGCTCTATTGCTTAGAGCGATCAACTCAAGTGATGTGATGTATCCTTTATTGGATAGTGTGGAGTCGATCTCATCGATAGAAGTATCGAATACCTCATCTTCATACTCGAATAACTCACACTCTAACTCATAGGTGTAACCTTTACCAAGTTGATAGAATGGTTTCTCGTGCTCTACAAACTTGATTTCAAATAATCTTCTGCCGAGTGGGAAGTAAATTAAGTCTCCCTCTTTCGGTCTATGAATTGTTGGTAATTCATTTGTATTGGTTGCTGTATTCATCAGATACAACATTCTAGAATTCAAGAATGGAGCGACATAACTCTCATACCTCTCTCTGGAGATAGTAAGAGTTACATCGTCCTTGACCTGAATGCCAAACTTGGACATAATATCACCTTGACCACCATAACCGTCAAAGTTATTGAGGTATGCTTCGATGATAAAATATGACCTAAACTGAGAGGATGTTACCTCTCTCATAATAGTTGCTTCCTTTACAAACTCTCTAGGAATGTAAAAGACATCAATACCATACATGCGGAGTTGCTCGTTAACGAGATCCTGCATCAGGTTTTGTTCTTGTGTTGATCCGTGAAGGAAGAAAGGATTAACAACCATTTAACCCACCATATCAAGAGGAGGAAGTTCGTAGGTGCTAGACATATCTTGTTTGATAATGTCTAATTCTTTTACACCTTCATCGTAGATTTCTCTACCATTCATCTCAATACCGCCTGGAAGTTTAGTTCCACGGAATTTGATGAGGTTCTGTCCCCACTGTTTCTTGAGGGCAGCGGTCAAATACTTTTTGACCCAACTATCATTATAGATTTTAACAAAGTCTTCGGGATCAAGTGCTCTATAGCAATCGATAAGGATTACTTCACCACCTGACAGGGCACTCCAGTTGAAATCAATATACAATCTGTCCATTCTCTTATTGAAACGAATCATCGTCTCTGGATTGAACATGAAGTCATATGTTTCAAACCACTGCTTCGCTAGGTAGTAGTCAAGCATACCACCACCATAGAAACCGCCCATACCTCCCATTCCCATCCCACCATATGGTGAGACACCAGGACCTAGAATACCTAGACCAGGGAATGCTCCAAATCCACCACCACCATTTGCTGCTCTAGGTGCCATCACTCTCTCAACACCAATCACCCAATCAGGGATAGGGATATAGTTGGAGTTCTCAATGAATGTAGCAGTCGTAGGAGTCTTGTCACCGGGGTAGGTGAGAGATGCTGTCGAAATTCCTGGATTAGTGAATGGGTTATAGTCACTACCACGAGCAATGTCGTGCTCTGTAATCTCATACTTGAGATATGTCCTGACTACACCATCATAGTGTCTCTCTTGGAAATGCTGGATAGTGTCATCTAACACATCATCAATCTGCTCATCAGCAATGTTGATTTCCAACACTGGAGCACCAAGTTGACGCAAGGCGTAGTTTACTAATTCTTGTCTAGTGCTTGGTTTTGCCATCAGAAGAAACCCGCATCAATTGTATCAGTCCAAGCAGTTCTGCTTGTATCTGGGTTTACTGTAAGGATAATAGTAGACTTACTGATCTGAGCACCCTCAACAACGGGGGTAAACTGATCTCCATTCCAGATAGGAACTTCACCAGTGCCAATACCAATATTATCTACATCATTCAAGTTACCGAATGATGCTGGTAGTCCGTTTGAAATAACTCGGACTACATTGCGTTGTCCGATTTGGTCGAGTAAATTTGCCATCAGGACCTCTCCGTATCTTCGCTAGTTGGTGTTGCTTGGACCCACTGAGAACTATCTTGGTCAGTATAGTAGATATACATACGACCATCAGAAGAGTTCCACCAGAGGTCTCCTGGGACTGGGTCAGCAGGTGGTTTTGTGCCAATTGCTACAGGTGGTTGACTTGGTTTGATTACACCAGATTGCATGTCTGTTACTCCTGGGTTTACTAATGCCATTCCCTCAACAACACGATAAACTTTATTATCTTGTTTGCTAATTAGAATTACATCATAGACATATCTACCTTCTTTGAGGGCAGTTGTCTGCTCTGAATTTAGACTAATGGTGATTTCACCACTAGTGGGTTTGAGTACTTTGACATCAAACTCCACACCAAAAGGGGCACTAGGATGTTTCCTAAGTTGACCTACACCACGAAATTGTGTGAGGTTAATAGGAACACTAGTGCCCGCATCATCTAACTTGAAATTAGCAGAGAAATCAGCACCCTGGTCAATAGTTATATTAGAAACGTAGGCGCTTGCCATATCTCAAGTTATAGGATACTATTATCTATTTATCATTTGTTGGATTAGTTCTTTTAATTCCTCAATCTGCCTCTTAGACTCATCTAGATCATTCTTCAATGTCTCTAGTTCATTTTTAGATCTCTCTTCCTTGAGAAACTTCTTTTTGTAGTTTCGGTATCCTTGCTCATCCATATTAACGATGGCACCCGACTTATTATCACGGTAGAGGTTGTCGTGTCCCTCTACCTTTGCGTATCCTTTCATTATGCTAATGCGATTGCTCTTACATCTCTGTAGAACGGTGCTCTCGCCTCGTTAGTACCAGACATTACGATCTTGAGTTGGAAACCCTGGAACTCAGGTAGATTCTTCTGCTCGTATTCGTATTCTAAGAATTCATTGACAGCACTTGCCTTGACAAACTTGTTAGGAAGACCGTTGTTCTTAGATAGGTCGATTACGGTATCACCGAAACCATCGCCATCATTATCTAGCATATTGCTGTAACCAGGGAAGAGTTCCCAAGATGGGTCTGTTCCGCCTTGTGTCGATGGACCGAATAGACGATATAGGACACGGAAGTCACAGGAAGCATCACGATATGCTGTGAGGAATACCTTCAATGAAGTAGAAGGATTCTTGATATTGATTCTAGCGGAGATATAGATGGATGAGTGTGGATCACCATTCGTTCTATTTACTCTAGCGTCATCAGCAAAGTTTTTGACCGGAGCATTAACAGCATTTCTCACAAAGACCATATTGGTTTGCGAAACATCAATTACTGGACTGAGGTTTTGGTCCGTGCTCTTGATTGAAGCAGCATAGGTTAGTGATGCCTGTGCTGGAATATCTCCTAGGAATGTAACTTCGTTGATTCGGTTGGCGATGAGACGAGGTGTTTCGAATCTAGTGTATCCATCGACTGTTGCTGGGGTATAACCCTGGTCGATATAGGATATCTCATTGCCGTTACAACTTGTTCCACTAATCGTTCTAATAGTACCAGTGATACTGGTAGTTTCATTCGGTGTGAATGTTCCCATTGATGGGAGGAGACGATTAAACTGGAAGTTTTGAGCCATAGAAGCATTAGCACCACCAACTTCTGCCTGTTGATTGAAGCAGAGCATACCTGGACCAGACTGCCTATCTGAGCGGTCAATCTTGATAGGTAATGTATTGAATGTTCGAGTTTCTCCTAAAGTTGAGTCGATAGGTGTCTCTAGAAGAGTATTGATTCTTCTGAGGGATACGCCACTAACTTCATACTTATAAACTCTAGTGCCTGGGTCGTGGATTAGGACAGCACTATTATCAACACCACGGGATGTGATGCCTAATGTGCCATCACCATTGTTTGTGTATTCGATAATCTCACCACCCAAGTAAGCATAACCAAACGATGTGCTAATACCTTCAAAGGTTGCGAATGGTGCCGTATTTTCAACGATCAACTGAGTATCGGTGATATTCAACTGCCCACTGAGGGAAGTTGCAGGTTGGTCACCTAAGCAGTTGACGATAGACAAGAACTGATTATCAGCGTGTAGAGCGTGTGCAGGACAGTCAACAACAAAGACATCACCAGCATACATTGGGTCAACAACTGTCGAACCAAGGGCATCAACATCAACACCAGTGTAGATTAGTTGACCATTCTCGGCGATTTTCTTGATAGCATCAGTAGCAACATATCTTTCACCAAGAACATTGGTTAGGTATAGTGTATCTGTAGCACCAATACTTTCGATAGTGATAATAGCATCACCACCAGCATCAGCAACATCGGATGTCTTAATACCAACAGTGTCTCCGACTTTATATCCAACACCACCACCAACAATAGTAGCACTGTCGATTACGCCGTCTGTTACATTGATGTTGAGTGTAG